ATGTGTTCATTGTTAGCTCTCTTCTCTATGCAGATATCTAACAATGAACACATTGTAAGATCACTCTTACCTGACAAGATATTTGGATTAGGTTACACTCCTACAGATGTTGAGACGTATGATGGACCTTCTATCTTGCCGCCTACTGCAGACTTCCCGAAGACCTGGAATCTTCGCTACGACAAATCTGTTGAAGAAGCTGTATCTAGCGATATTTACACGCTTGATGATGACAGATCTATTCCATATACACAGGGTCGTCCAGTTGTCAATCCTGTAATGAGTGCTGTAGGCGATGCAATATCTATGAATGATCAAAACACTCAATATACGAAGGTAGACGATCAAGGTAACATTCATGTGGTGGATGTCATAAATCCATAAGCTGAACCTTGTATACTGATGGAGGCACAATATGGATAGTTATACAATCAATGAACCAATTGTATATGAGGAGCGCGAGACACATGTTGTGAAAAAGTACATGCCTGTCAAACAAGGTCCGGCAACCCCCGCGGATGCAGAAGCACTTGCGAAAGATGCATTAGGGTTCACCAATCCTAATTTACATCGCAGAATAGATCCGCAACCTCCTACTAATCCTGAAGAGTATGCTAATAGAGAATACATGCTCAGCATAGCAAATCTTCAGTCTTACAGAACTACCAAAATAAATATACATGACGAAGATTCCGTTACGTCAGAGATACCATAGGAGATGACACCATTGAAGGATATAGTATCCGCAGCAAAATCAATAGGATTACAACAAAATGTACTCATAAGGATAATAGATTCTGTAACAGGTGATGTGGTTCAAGAACATCAAGGTCATAACTGCGCTACGAACTCTGCACTTGTTGGTATTGGACATTACCTTACAGGTGATGGAGTTTTCAATCAAGGCTACGACATGTTGAGCCGATACATTCCTCAGTACATATCTTTAGGGACAATGGGCCTTTACAATCAAGAAGAAGACGCAGAAGGTCTTCCTGCTGGTATCGGAGTAAACACAACTTTTTCAGAAGTTGATAACTTCAATAGATATGTTTCAGAGAGACCTGGATACGGTGCAGATGGATATGATCCTAATCAGAACAACCTCCGCCCTTACTTAGGAATAGGCCCTCAGTTTTCTGATAGACCTGATGACACAAAGACGATAAATTGTGAATTGATCGACGTATCATTTCCTAGGGCTAAAGTATCTTTTAGAGACATTGTACCTGAGACAGAGTCCGAACTTCCTAAGACAATTGATGTCATATTCAGTGCGATGATATCAACAGGAGCATTAAGGACATTTCGTGAAACTGGCAAGGACTACATATTCATAACAGAGGCCGGTCTTTGGTCTAAACCTGTTTGGGAGTCTAGCGGCGAGAACGGCTTAATTGCAGCGTATAGAATACTTCCAACAGATGAAAGTAAATGGGACATGGAAGATCCTGAAAATAGAGACCTTCTCAAGAGAAGCATCTTGAAAGTAGGTCTGAATCAAGTAGTTCAAGTTATTTGGAAATTCCAGCTAGGCAGCAAAGATGAACTTGGCGGATATGATCCCGTTGTTCATTATGATAATGCAGACATAGTTCGATACTAGGAGGCACACATGAATTCAACATTATTATTTACACCTGCAGCACTCATGGATCTTTTAACACAGATCGAAGAGCTCAACGATAAGGAGATAGAGATAAATGAGAGTTCAGATGGATCTATCTCATTGAAGATAGGTGACTCAACCTACAAGATAAATTCATCTGATGCAAATGAGCTTGAGGCGGATGAGGATACCATAGACGCTGTAGATGAAATAAACATGGAAGCATATGAAGAGGTACAGGACAAAGCAGATGATGAAGAACCTGTTACTTCTGGAGTGCTCAAAGAGCTAGTTAAATCACTCATGCTTGGTGGCATGATTCGTCTTTCTAAAAAATTATTAGATTAAGGAGTGATGGAGATGAAAGATTCAAAGATCAAAGCAGATGTGAATCTCAATAAGAAGCCTCTTGCTATCTTAGGTGAGTATGCAGGCGAATGTGCAGATGCAAATATCACTAACAAGAATGGTCTCGATATCACCAGACCCGTATGGGAAGGTGTATTCGCATCGGAGGAGTACAACGAAGGTATCAAGAATGGTCATTACATCGGATTCCTGGGACATCCGGAAGATCCGAACTGCATGGATTTCGAACATGGTTGTATTGTGATGACAGAAGGTCACATTGATCCAGACGGAAAGGTTCAGGGTAGATTCAACCTTGTTAACACTCCGGTAGGTCAGATAGTAAAGACTTTCATAGACGCAGGTGTTAAGTTCGGCATATCTGTTAGAGGTGCCGGAGACATTGTAGACAATTCTGTAGATCCTGACACATTTGTGTTCAGAGGCTTTGACCTTGTAGCTTTTCCTGCATATCCAAACTCCATTCCTACCTTTACAGAGATTGCTGCATCTACAGATGCTGCTCAGCAGAAGAAGTACCAGGCGGTGTGTGCTGCAGTAACAAATAATCTCGATTCACTCAACAAGACTGAGGTAGACGTTCTACAAGCTAGTTTTGCAAAGCAGTCCAAAGAATACGCAGCACTTGAGAATAGGAAGAAAGTTTTAGCTGGAGAGCAAGTAGAAGTTACTCCAGAATCTGCAGCAGCAGTAGTTGCTTCTCAAAAGCTTGATGCTGTAACAGCCCTTTATCTTGAAGCACAGAGAAAGAACAAAGTTCTCCAGTCCGAGAACGTTCATCTTAGAAAGCTCATGCAGACGATAAAATCTGCAGAAAGCAGAAAGATAGATAGCTTGAATCGCATAACTGCAGCTCAGATGAAGGACATGGATCAAGCTCTTGCAGATGCAGCTAGCAGAACCAAGAAAGCTGTATTGAGCAGTCAGTCATTATCAAAGGACTTAGAGGCTGTATCAAAGCGTCTTAGATCCGCTGAAGATGCTAACCTTAAATATAGTCAGAAGATCGAAGCCAACACTCAAATCATTCAAGAGAAGGATTCTATCATTTCTAAGCTTCAATCAAACTTATCTGAAACTGTCAGAAAAGTAAATGATGCAGAAGCTAAGACATCAAACTGTGATGCACAGATAGAGAGACTTCAACGAAAGGTCGAAGCGGCTCAAGCTCTTGTAGATGAGTACCAGAACGCATATGCACAGATTTATGCAAATGCACTCGGCGTCGGTCTAGAACACGTTTCTGTTACAGCAACAACGACTGTTTCAGAACTCCAACAGATCATAAAGGGATCTTCCAAGTACACTTCCGGATCGCAAGAAGCAATTTTAGCTTCTTCGCAAATATCTGAAGTAGGTACAGATATGGATGAATCGTCCCTCATCACGTTGTAAATAATATACAAAGGAGAAAACGTATTATGAGTATCACGAAAACTATTCATCCCTCTAACAGACGCCCTGTTGCAAGCAACACTCGTCCTGTTATGGCTAGTTCCAATGTTGGTGCTGCACGTCGTCCTGTAGCTCCTATCAATCGTCCTGCATCCGCTATTACAGCTGGTGTTCGTACTCGTCAGCAGAGCACCATTTCGGCTTCTATTTCCAAGTTGTCTCCTGAGAAGCAGATCTTCGCTCGTCAGCTGCAGGCCAACATGAATCGTCAAGCACGCACCATCACCGCTGCTACCAACACGACCAACATCATGGCTCGTCCGGATTTCATGGAGCTTCTTCCTATGTTCGTACAGAAGCTGCTCATCCTTGACGTTTACGGCTCCGTAGCAATGAAGTCGCGTCAGCAGTTAATTCCTTATTTTAAGTTTATCGCAGAGAACACCAAGGGTGAGACGAAGGCCGGCGACATCCTCTCCAGTCCTTTCGTGAACCGCCAGGGTATCGATCCTAACTTCACCAGCAAGTCTATCAAGAACGAGGTGATGGCTGAAGGTACAGATATTACCGACAACCTGACCGTTGTTTACACTCCTGTACTTCCGGGTTCCGTAACGATCAAGTCCGTAGCTTCTGGTGTTACTACCGCATTCGTTGATGACGGTAACGGCAACATCGTTGAGGCAGGTTCCACTTCTGTAGCAGGTGTTATCAATTACAGCACCGGTTCCATCAGCTTCGTGAACGGAGTTCTTACTCCTGCAGATGGCAACAGCGTTTCCGCAACTTATCAGTACGACAACGAGAACGTAGGTCCCAGAACTCCTGGCAACGGCGGATATGGCTACGAGTACGGCGCACAGATGGCCAAGGGTTATCTGCAGCTGGATGAGATCAACCTGGTAGCTGAAGCTCACGAGCTCGCTTGCTACTGGAGCATCTTCTCCGCATTCGCAGCACAGCAGGAGTACGGCTCCAACGTAGGCGACATCGCGAAGGAAGCTGCTTTCTCTGAACTCACTGCTGAAATCAACACCGACGGCTTCCAGCGTCTGCTCCAGGCTGCATCCTACAAGCCTCAGTTCAACTGGGATGCATCTCCTGTACTTACCGGATCTGTTGTTCCTTCCGATTACCTGAACATGTTCAAGCTTAAGCTCACTCAGGCAGCTGCTTCCATCTATCAGGCAACCAGATTAACGCAGCCCAACAAGCTGATCGTTGGTTCCAACGTAGCTTCTTACATCAGCATGATCAACGGATTTGTTGCACAAGGCGCAGCAGAGAACGTAGGCCCTTACAAGGCAGGTAAGCTGGATCAGTTCGATATCTACGTAGATCCTAACTACAATCCTGACACTTGGGTAATGGCTTGCAAGTCTAACGACATCAGACGTAATACCGCCCTCTTCGGCGAGTACATGCCTCTGACGAATACCGATGCAATCGGTCTTGCAAACAGCTCCGTACAGCAGGGTTATGCTACCATGTATGGCATGAAGATCGTAAATCCTGACACCGTTGTATCCGGCAAGATTCTCGGCACTTTCTAAGCAGCTTAACATTCTGAAGACGAACTCTCACCCTCGTCCAAAAAGATAACCAATTCATAGACCTTGGCTTTTAGTCAAGGTCTATTTTTATAGCAAAATCGTTATATAACTACAACAGATCATGTGTGAGGTGGTAAGATGCAGAAAATTTGCAAGCGATGTGGCAAGTCTT